ATTTTTGTATCGGTAGTATCGGCAGTAATCCGTGTAAGCCCAATTTCATACTCTTCTGTCTTATCGACATTCCATGTATTTCCATAGCGAACGGCAGAGGTTGTTTTATCAGTGAAAGTTTTTGTTTCTACGGTTGTCCAACTCCCAGCTCCAACTATGCGATATTCAATTTTTACATCTACTGTACGATTCCCTCTTGATCCATCGGCGGCAAAAGTGACAAGACCATTTGGGAATGAGATATCAACTGATAACTCATCAACATTTATCTCTGCTGTTCGGGTAACAATTCCACCTGTCGCTGTAAGTAAAGTATTTACAGCCGTTTGAGTTACCTGAGACGGAAAAAGTGTTATGTCCGCATCATCAGACCAACCTTCTCTAGTCTGAAGCTCATAATCATCGTATGAAGATAGAAGGGTATCACCAATTTTAATATCTTCGATCTTGAGAGGGCCATACCCCCAGACAACTAACATTCTCAGATATTCTTCTCCGCCCACAATCTCAGTATATGATTTTGCACCGAGGGGTGGATATATTCGATTGACTCCCAAATTAACCGGAACTGAACCCCAGGGATTCTCACGATTTGAACCGCCTGTAAGTGAGTATGTAGGAGAATCATTGTAACTCTGAACACCGGGTATCTCAAGAGGACGTATAGGGGCAAGGGCATTGACCAACATCATACCAGCGGTCATTATACCAACGGAATACATTGATACTGTCGCTCCCCACGTCATCCCTGCAAACGTAGGCAAGGCAGTCAGGCCCATAGGAAAAGCTACAGCAGCTACAACAACAGCAATCGTTAATAAAGTACGTAAGGGATTTTTACCACCACCGCCACCACCGCCATGTAAAGGGAGGCTTATCAAAACATGAGAATCAAGGGAAGGGATACTATTCCAGTCATTATGAGGGATAGGAATACCGTCAATTTCAACTATAACTTCTAAATCAGGATATAATTGAGTTACAATATTCTTGATAGAAGTTCCCTGTTGAACCTGGACCACCTTTGGAGCATGAAAGGCTAAAGGAGATACTATTATTTCTCTATTTTCCATCTATAAAATCCTTCTACTTTCTGTTTCCATTGAAGACCCGTGAATTCTTCTATTGTAGAGTTAATATTTTCCATCACATGCAGCATTTGTTTTTTATCAATTACAAGTCCAACGTGATAAATCATGTTTCCAGTCCTTAGCAAAATTATATCATAGGGAGCAGGTTCATTGACTTTTAACCAAGTCTTTTTTATCTTTCTAATATGTTTAGTTACTCGTATCAGGGAAGCCAGAGACCCATCGACAAACATCCCTGCAAAAACAGGAAGATCAATGTTAAGCTGTTCCTTGTATATTAAAACAGCCAAGCCCCAGCAATCGCAGCCTTCCCGATCATTTCCATCTGCTAAAAATGGAATTCCTATATAGCTATCAAACCACATTAGAATAACCCCTCGAAATAGGATGGTGTGAATGAACCAGCAGGATAGGGCTCCGATTCTAACGTTTCCAGTTTCAGTGTCCCAGTGATTGTCGTTGCGTCATAATTGATATTGGTAAGTTTGAATTCCGGCCAGGAGGCATCTATTGTATCCAGGGCATTATCCATTACTAAATCTATCTGGCATGTTACGGGGGTAAAGACATTTCTGATTGCTTCGGTATATGCTCGATGCACATTATCAAATTCAAGCTGCATTTCCCCTGGCCCCTCATCGGTATCATCAGGAAGTTTGACTCTGACAGGTAGGAAAACATAATTATCACCGTCTGATACTGTGCCATAGACTTTCTCTGTGTCCGTAGTCAGTCCGCTTAACTCTTGCGTAGGATCGGTACTGATTAAAATATCAGATGCAAGATCAGCATGAGACAGGGTGATTAAAGCAATAGGGACTCGACCTGTTTCTTGAGCATTTGCAGCTTCACGAAAATTCAACGATGTGGTGGTCATTTAAGGTAATACCTCCAGTGATAGACTAACTTCATAATCAGATTCAACTTTCGTCCAACTTGGAACCTCTGTAAACCGACATTCGCAGGCCACGGTATGAACAGGCGGCTTTGTCCATGAGAATCTAAGAGAACCACCGAGGAGTGTTGTGTTAAAGAAAGTTTGAAAGGTTGCAAGCTGTGCGGCGGTCATTATTATTGTGCCAGATATTGGCTCCACACCAGCGGTGAACCTTCGTCTCACCTTGGCAGGCCCTGCGTCTACATTCGACTTGATAGTTATATCTGGGAAAGATTGACTATAGCCATTGACAAGTAATTCTTGAGGTAACGCTCCTGGCCAAGCTGGTATTGCCATATCTTATTCTCCTATCGTATTCAGGCACGCAAAATCACGAAAGAACTCTTTTGCAGCCTCGTTGTACGCATGAGCGGCATCTTCTATAAGAACAAAACGACCGAGATTCTTTTGTTTATTATTTAACCAAATGTAAGCCATCCATTTACCACAAGTTTTCTGCCAAGAAACACCCTTATATCCAGATGTTGAATGCCTATACAATTGCCTATTCATTTGATTTTGCCTATTGGTACAGTTTCGCATATTATCTTTTTGACAATTAAGCCCGTTGTGATCTTTATGATCGACCTCTAACCCGTCAGGTGTTTGCATGATATAACGGTGCATCTTAATTTTCTTACTGTGATTAGAAGGGGCGTGCCTTTCCGCATAGAAGGTGTTTCTACTCTTAACTGCAAACCACTTATATTGATTTAAATCGTCGAAATCTTCATCATCTACCAGCGCTATTTTACCTTGTGTTAGTTGTATCTTTTTCATAACGAATTTCCTTTTACCTCCCTGTTAATCTTTGCGAGGCCCCAAAGTTCTGGCGCATCGCTTTATTAGAATTTGAACCAAACTGCCCTAACTTCTTTGCAACTGCTTGATCGATAAAAACATCAAGTTCCATCCCTCCGGCTGTCTTTCGCTCTGAAGTTTTGACATCGGCTCCTACATTATTGTAAATGTTTACTATTGGATTCCCACCTGCTACCCCTAAATTACCACCTGCGCCACGCTTCAAAGGTAATACTGCTTCCGGCCCAGCTTCACCCATCAGACCAGCGCCTTGAGCCATGGGGAAGACTGTTGGTCTGGTTACGATACCACCCTTTGCGAAAGGGAGTACTTTGCCACCTTGAAAAGCGTTACCTTTGGCAGACCTTTGCCCTGGCCCCTGATAAGCAAAGCTGCCACCGAAAAGACCGGAAATAGAACCAAAGAGAGGTCCTGTTATCTTTTGGTAAATCATCATTCTAATAAGGTCTTGAATCATGGAATCAACCATATCAGAAAAGGTCATTTCCCCTGTTAATGCAAACTTAGTAATAGCATCTGCGCTATCCCTGCCCCAACCTTCAATAGTTTGTTTGAGTTTGTCAAAAGAGTCCTCACCCTTGTTTGCTATAGATTCAAGACTTTCCTTTATCCCATCCTCTACATCCTGCATCAACTGATATTCAGCGTCATATCCAGCCTTCATCCCTTCCCATCTCTGTTCCTCATAATCAAGCCGAGCCTGTGTGGCCTTATCAATCGCATCTAATTGGTCATCTGTCCATTGGTCCCAAAGAACGGAATCAGCAACGATCATGTCCTTTGTAACTTGATTCCACAATTTTGCTTGTTCTTTGTAATATTCAGTCGTATCATCTATGCCGTCTCCTTTGCCGCCTCCTTTACCATTTTGCTCAGCAATCTCTTTTATTATTTTGACTACAACACGGCCAGCATGTTCTGCTTCATTTGCAACATCCTTAAACTCCTTTTTTAATTCCCCAGTACTCCAATCTCGTTTCCCAATAATAGCTTCCCACATTTTTTGTATAGCATTCGAGGCATCCTTAGAATCCTCCGCTATATCCTGAACACCCCTCCCCAGTTTATGCATTACATTATTAATGGTCAGAATTAAAGCAGCCAACTTTAAAGGGCCATATTTTCCAGCAAGAATAAGACCTATAATCCCAGCATCCACTGACCCCGCGGGCAATGTATCATATAATTCAATCAAACCCTTAATAGCTTCGACCGTGCCCTTGACATACTCATTAAACTTTTGACCAATTAGCTTTTCATTTTGCTTAACCCAGTCCCCTGTTTTATTGACAACATCATTCACGGTAGGCAATAAAGCAGTCCCCAGGACAATATTAAGGTTGTGAATGTTGTTTTTAAATTTATCCAGTGCTGCATTAGAGGTTTTTTCGTACTCTTCCCATGCCGTTGATAATTTCCCAGTGCGGTTTTTCATCTCTGTAATAGATTCATGCAGAGTATCAAAGTGGGCCAGCAGGGAAGCGATAGCGAGTGACGCATTTTTCTTGCCGCCCAACATTTGGGTTAGGGCTTCCTGCGTTCCGCCGCTTGCCTTCTGTATTCTTTTTAACCATTCTTCAAATCCAACTTCTTTGATGAAGTTTATAGCCCCGCCGAACTCTTCAAATTCCTTAGTCATTGCCGGGGTGGGTTTAATGAGGGTTGTTAACGCTGCCGAAAGCATATCAGTCGCTTCGGCTGTACTCCCAGCGGTTTGTGTGAGGACTGCAAGTGAGCCCCCCATATCGGAAGATGCAAGGCCCGCCATTTTAGCTATTGTTGCCAGCTTCCCGATTACGGGTACAAGTTCTGAAACCTGCGTTTGACCTTTCTTTTCAATCGCTAACAACAGATCAGACGCATCGGTAACTGTCTCAATCTCCCCGCCATAACCCATCATTAACTTTGTCAAAGCCTTGACAGTTTCGCCCTGGTCGATCCCCGCCACCTTCGCCAATTTAGACGCAGTGATAAGCATCAAAAGGGCTTTTTTCGGATCGGTTACACCAGCAGAAATAGTCTGATAATAACCCTTCATCAGTTCGGTATAATTGCCGATTTCAGGAGCAATACCTTTTATTGTTTTATCGATTGTATCAAAGCTCTGATCGGTCACTTTGGCCATATTGACTAAAGATGTTTCATAATTAGCGGCTTCTACAATGATAGATTTGATTGCTCGGATTCCAGCATATAATCCAACATAAGCCCCTGCCATCATACCAATTGATTTAATTGTATTGTCGAAACTTTTCCTGACCTTGCCCATAGCGGAAGACATCGCTCTGCCTTCTCTTTGGACATGACCGCGAGCCTTTCCCATATCAGCTTTAAATTGAGCGTGTCCAGCACTTAGATCAACCCTAAGCGCACCGACTGCTTTAGCCATAATTTATTTCCTTTTTGTCATCATTGCTTCAAGTTCTTTTTTCAATAACATTCCATCTTTAGGCTTTCTTTTATCTCGTCTCAGGCTTTCAAACTTCGGAAGCTTCTTTGTTCTCGTAAATGCCGCTATCATCCACGCCTGTTTATCTGATCTTTCAAGTGTGGCCTCCATCGCAATACGAGTCTGATATGGGGTTAATTCCCAAAATTCAACCGGACTTATTCCCGCGAGAACAGCCGCCCGATATGATTGAGTAATCCAGTCAGAGTCCGCTTTTTTTTTACACTTCCTTCATCTTTAGGAACACCTTGATCCCCAAAGTAAGCCCAGGTCAACGCTTCCTGAACATCATTAGCAAAGGGAATCAATGGAGGCGATATTTCCATAATCTTTTCAGAAGTCATCTCTGGATGTTTCGCTCTCATACCAGCCGAGCCCACAAAGGCCACTGTCTCTGCCTGGAATAGATTTGGGTTATCTCCATATTTATCAGATATTTCTACTAACGCTTTCCATGTGTATCGAAGAAAATAGGTTTTCCCATCTATTTTTATTCTTTTTTCACCTGTTATCATTCCCCTATGCTCCTATTGTGTTCAAACATGCAAACTCGCCGAAATGCTTGACCGCTGCTTCATTGTAAGCTAAAGCGGCCTCCTTAAGAAAGTGGAAGTAACCCAAATGCTTTAGTTCCTTATTAACCCTGATAGAGGCTTGCCATCTTTTATCTCGTTTATGCCAAGATACGCCCTTGAACCTAGATGTTGAACTCGACGACATTCTCCTATTCATCGTGTTCTGTATATGTGTGCAATTTCGCAAGTTGCCTCTTTGGCAATTAAGACCATCATTGTCTCTATGGTCTGTTTCCATACCGTCCGCGGTGGGCATAATTTCGCTGTGTAGGTAAACATGTTTGCCATTTTTCCTTCTTCCCGCATAAAAAGAGCCATTCACCATTTTTTTTGCATACCACTTGAACTTATTCAGCGTTTCGTAGTCTTCATCATTCACCAGAGCCACTTTTCCTTGTGTCAATTTAATTTCTTTCATAATAACCTCCGTAGTTATCGTCCGGTATTATCAGAGGGGAAGAGTGCCGGAAACA